CTCCGCCGCAGATGTTGTCAAAAAATATTCCGTAATAATACCAATTGACGGCAGCCAGACAGCCCATCCACTCATATTCTTCGATAATTTCTTTGGCCTGATGGTGGCTGACCTCTCTCACCTCAGCCCCTTTTATGTCTGTGTTTATGTCGTGCCAGTAAGCCCCGAAAAGGTCTACACCTTTTTCCTGCTCTTTGGCTTCACGGACTAGGCGCTGGTGGGCTTTCATCATTCCCTCGCCATCAAGTCGCGGCACACCATAATGAAGTCAGGCCAAGACAGCGTCGCCGTGTAGCGCCAGTCGTATGCCTCAGCCACATCCTGAGCCAGTGGCCGCCCTAACCGCGCCAGTGCCTCAATAGGTATCCGCACACTAATGTCCTGCCGGTCTAGCTTCCAGATCAGGCACGGCAGGCAGTCATTAGGATTGCCGTCTGACGTGCGGGCGGCGGTCACTATCTGATCCCACCACGACGATGACACGGAATCTTTGTAGCGTTTAGCCTCAACCAAAAAGGGAAACCTTGGGTCAGTAAATGTGAGGTCTGATAGGTTTTTCTTTTGATATTGCTCAAGGTTTCTCTGGCACTTTCCAGCCGCACCAAGCTCAAGCTCAAACTCTTTTGCCAAAAATCTTTCAAACGCCGCCCCCTTGGCACGTCCACCACCGGCACGCATCAGCCCCGCCCCGCCTGACGATCCATCTCAAACTGAATATTACGTTGCCGCGCATTTGCCTCAAGCTGTCTGACCAGCAACTCATCGGCAAGCGACGACTGACTGCGGTGAGCCGATAACTCCAGCTCGGCTTTTAGCATTTCGATGGTCGAGGCTCTGAGCCTCAACAAAACTGGTTTAACTTCACTCATTTTATGACCCTTCTGTGATCGTTGCTGGAAGCAAAAAACGCTTCTGGCTTCTTTTTGGTACGCTTATGCCCCAAAACACCTACATGCCGTCAGCGGGCAAATTTGGGCGATTAAAGGCATAGTGCTATTTTTCTGCAATTAATCTAATAATAATGCAATATTGCTATTGATATATGTTGATATCACGATTATATTCTAAGGGTAAGAGGGACAAATTAGGGAAATCAAGGAGATTACCAAATGACTAAATTTACTGAAAATGAAATGAAAATCTTAAACATCCTTGCCGACAACCACGGCGCAAAATGGGATACTGAGGAAGATGACAACTCACCGCACATTGACACTTTTGAGTTGACCACTGATGGGTCTGGCCAATGCGGCACAATCTTCTCTAAAAATAATCTTGACCCGAAAGTTTATCGCGGTGTGGTTTCAAGCCTTATCCAAAAGGGCGCTTTAATCACTGACGAATACGACACGATGACAGACCCACGCAAAGGCTTTTTGCCTATGATTGCCATCGCAATCAACTTCGACACATTCAACGAAATTAGAAAGGCGGCGGCCTAACGGCCCCGCCCGAAAGGGAGATTGATATGTCAGGACTTTTACCAAATTGTGGCCCAACCGCAGTAGCACACGCGGTCAACGCCAGCGTCGATGAGATTATGGATTTGTGCCGCACGACTTTTAAGCTCGGCGCAAGGTGGCAGGGGCGCACTAACGTGCCGCAGATCGTAAAGCTCTGCCGGATGTATGACCGTCCAGCAAAGCTGACACGCACCAAGGGTCGCACGCTTGCGTCTTGGGTCGAGTGGGAAACCAAGCAGGGCGTCTCATATATTGTTCGCACCGGCGGCCACATGCAGCACGTCAAGGACGGCATTGTCTCTGACCAGCATATGTCAGTGCCGGTCGCTGACTTCCACTGGAAGACCAAGCGCGTCACCCACGTTATCGAATTGAAGGGGTAAAAAATGGCTAACTCAAGAACTAGGGCAATTCGTTACACGCCAAAATATACGCAAATGGAAGCGTATGACTTATGTCCCCCTTTAATTAAGCAAGCTCTGCAAGAAGGCCCGCAGGAGTGGGATACTGGCGCAGTGCTACGCGCTTATAAAAAAGAAGCAAAATTATCTAATCCGCAAACTGCGGAGAAACTAATTGCTAACCGTGTTTGGTATTGGCACAAACTTGAAATCAAAGATGGGTATTGTTGGCGTACACGCGCTGTTGGTCAAAAATGGTCAACGGTTCCGCAGTCTCCGCACAATCAAGCTAATGCAACAATGGCTTTAGGAAGGAGATCAGCATGAAACAGATCAGATCAGATAGGGTCAAACTCTGGTATGTCGTGAGCAATCCGTTCACGCGTCCAGTGGTGACTGGTCCAATTTTTGACAGGTACGACGCAATCGCGTTGGCTTGTAAGCGCACCGATAACAAGAGCCTCATCACGCACATATCGCGTGGCGAGGCTTGGGTCGGCGGTGAGGTTGTGTGTAGCGCGTACCGCCTACACATTAACGGATGGACGGCTTTGGCACCAAAGACGCCCGACGAGCGTTTAAAGAAACCGTCTAAATATGGGAGAGTGACATGATTAAAGACACAATTGGCATGTTGTTGCTAATGGCATTTGGGCTGGCGTTTTGCACAAACGCGGTGACTACTGAATATAACGTGTGGGCGCTGATGGCTCGCTTTGGGGGTGCGGGATGATTATTTATGTTGCGACCAATACGGTCAACGGCATGCAGTATGTTGGGCTTACTCGTAGAAAGACTTTGGAGCCGCGTGTCACGGAGCATTTTACTAAAGCTAAAAACTCTAAAAAAGGAAGCGCCAAAACAATAGCTCACGCTATTAGGACTTATGGTCAAAATGCCTTCAGGTTCAAAGTTCTGGATAAGACCGAAAACTTAAAAACATTGAGCCGCGCCGAAAGGTATTGGATACAAAAGTTAAACACCAAATATCCAAATGGATACAATGTTAAATCAGGCGGTTGCCCAACTTTTAAATTAGCTGCCGGTGATTTGTATGAAATTAACGGCAAAAAATATTATGGGTGCGGCGATTTGGCAGAGCATTTCCCTGTTAGCGTTCACAATATCAGACACAGGATTTTGAGGGCTGGCTGGACGCCAAGGCAAGCAGTTGAGATTGACGCGCCCCCTGCAAATATAAAAAAGTACAATGGAAAACATCACGCCACACTTTCTGTTGGAAAACCCATATCAGTAATGGGTAAAAAATTTACTTCAATAAAAGAGGCTTGTGAGCATTACGGTATATCGGACAAGTTATATCATTCTCGAAAAAGGCAGGGCTGGTCGCCCAAAGAAATATTCGGGGTTGAAACAAGAAACCGCCCCACATGCCGTGGAACCAAAATTATTGTTGGCGATTTGCTTTTCGCCAGCGTATCAAAAGCAGCAAAGCATTTTGGTCTTAAAGGTGGGTGCATAACACAGAGATTGTCTAACGGTTGGACAATCGCTGAAGCGTTTGAGCTTGAGCCAAGACAATCTTTTTCTAATTCAATAAAGATAAAAAGGTTTAACTCAATATCAGAAGCGGGCAGAAGAACCGGCATAAATTCAAGCACAATATCTTGGCGTATTAGAAATGGTTGGACGCCGGAACAAGCCGTCGGCTTTGAGCCAGTACACGGAAACAACCAAAACCTGCGTAAATCTAACAAATGGGAGACTAACTAATGGTAGGTAAAAAGACACCCGACGACATTATCACGGCATCAGTATTGCCGGTGATTATGAATATGTCGCCGCACAAAACCCCAAACGATCAGCTTGCCAAGGCGCTGGCCTCAATCGAAGGCAAGCCTGACCCAGACCCATTCAACGGCAACGAAGCCTGTGATTGGGGTGACGCCTTAGAGGGCGTCATCCTCACCACCGCCGCTGAACGGCTCAACCTGACTGACCTGAAGCTGGAACACGACGCCGTCTTCCACGACACGCTACCATTCGCCGTGTCGCTTGACGGCACCGCTGACGGCGGGCTGGGGCATGAAGTCACCACCGACCCAGCCAAGGGCATCTACTGTGTTGACGGCCCTGTCCGGGTGGACGGCGTGGGCGTATTGGAGAGTAAGCTCACCAGTAGTAAGCCAGAAGACCGGCCAGCGCCTCACAGGGGGCCGCTTCAGTTGCAGGGGCAAATTATGTGTATGCCCAAATGCACTTGGGGCGCTGTGTGCGTGTTATACGGCGGTGTGGAGCTACGCGTTTTCCTTTATCAGGCAAACGCTGCGGTGCAGTCGCGCATCACGGATGAGATCGAGGAGTTTGAGCGACGCAAGTTTGACGTTGACTGGTATCCGATCCAGTCCAGCTCCGACGGCAATACCGCCTACCCGCGTGTGGATGACGGTGCGCCGCCGATCACGCTTGAGGGCGAAGACAACGATTGGCTGGCTCAGTTGGTCAATGCCAAGGACGCCAAGAAGGCTGCTGAGGGCGACATAGACGAAGCTGAGGCTATGCTGAAAGAACGTCTGGGCAGTCACGATGAGGCGGTCGGGGTAGTCGGCAATCGCTCTTATTATGTCAAATGGCCAATGCGTAATTTTAAGGCGCAACCGGCCAAAACGACACCGGCCAAGCCCGCACGGATTGTCCGGCAGTCAACCTTAACCATTAAGGAGTCAAAAGATGATTGACGTGCCGCTGACGAAAAAGCAGGCGGAACTGCGGATTCTGATTGACCGCATGACCCGCCGTTACGGCTACACGCCGACCATCAATGAGCTGTCGCAGAAGACCGGCAAGAGCTTCAGCCAGATACACCGGCTGATGACCGGACTGGTCGAGCGTGGCGCGGCTGAGAAGGTGGCCGGCAGAGCCAGAGCGTTTAAACTTTTATAGGAGATGACATGCAAACAGAACACCTTAAACCAGACGACCTAGTCAGCGTGACTAGCCCAAGTGGTAGGACGGTCACGGCTATGGTCAGGCGGGTCGAGCGCATTGACGATGAAAGCTACAACGTAGTCTTTGAGGATATGCAGACCGCCGACAGGTTTGACTATCAGTACCTTTATAGGTAAAAAGAGTTTTGGGGTGGTGAACCCACCTGCGCGAACCCTCTAATGTACGCATGATGGGGGTCAATCCCACGGTCTTA